ATCAAAGTAAAAGTTTGCTATATGGCCTTCACCAATTCTATGGTCTAAAGCATTATTAAAAGCTTGTTCTTCATTTTGACCGGGAGTTGAATTTCTATCCCACTCAGTTTGTAATGCGCCATTCACGAAGCATTTGAAACGATCATTCGTAGTGCTTTGCGTGGTGTCGTATACAAAAACAAAATGATACCATGCTGCTGGATCACGAAACGCAATTTCAAGTTCCCAATTCAGTGCAGTTGTTCCGCTAGTTTCATTGTTAACAACTAGCTTATCCATTCCCCCATTGCCGCCATCGCCTTGGTCAAACTCAAGGATACCTTGTGCGCCTCCTCCAGCAGCTACGGTAAAAAACATTTGCCTAGTTCCAAGATTAGCTCTTTTAATCCAAACACTATATGTCCAAATTTTACGATTACTTGCAGTACCCAAAGTACGAGATAGATGGGCAGAATCATCGTCGTTAAAACGGATACTTTGCTCTATTTCATAGCCACTTGCCTGACCAGCAGCACCCATTAAAAGATTATTACTAAATACCATTCTTATTAATCCTAACTATAAGCTTGAGTCATAACTGCTTGAATATTTTCAGCAGTATCGTCAGAAGAAACTGAAACTACTATATAATCTAATCTGTCCATTGCATTATCGCCTGTTGATAATGTTGGGGCTGTGCCACCAATAAAGTTCCAACAGGCGTTATAAGCAACTGTACCAGAGCCACCATCCTGCATAAGCAGAATACTACCAACCTGTCCTACTCTTGCATTGGTAGGTCGTGCCAGTGTATGTGCAGCAGTAACAGAAGTAAAGAAGTTCTGTGCTATACCAAAGTTTAGGGATACAGATGTCACACCGTTAATTGCAGTGGTATGTACAGCAGCCGCAGCAGACTCGCTTAGTTGTAGTTGTCCCTCCAGAGAAGTATTACCAGATACTCTGACAGTACCAAGGAAACCAGAGTTACCTGTAATTGTAGCTGTACCTGTAATATGTACAGTACCCTCCAGAGAGGTTGCACCACTAACCCTGACAGTTCCTAAGAAGCCTGAGTTGCCCGTAGCAGTAACAGTGCTAAGAAGATTTACTGCACCACCTACTGATAGTGTAGAGGCTAGTGATACTGCTCCACCAACAGTAACTGTTCCGCCAAAGTTTGAGTTACCTGAAACAGATACATCATCTTCAAACTCTGCTTTACCTGTGGTTATAAGTGTACCACCAATAGAAGTATTACCAGCTATATCTACTGCACCTGATACTGATACTGCATCTTCAAAGATCGCTGCCCCAGCTACTGTAACTGTACTTGCAAAGTGTGCTGCTCCCCCTACTGAAAGAGTTGATGCTAGCGATACCGCACCAGCTACCGTTACAGTACTTCCAAAGTTTGCTGCACCTCCTACACTAAGAGTAGATGCAAGAGATACTGCACCCGTAACACTAAGCGTACCACCAATAGAAGTATTACCGCCAACGGCCAAGTTACCACTAACAGATACATCTCCATCATAAGTAATTCCTCCAGCAGCAAAGAGCGTTCCACCTACTGAAACATTACCTCCTATATCTACATTACCACTTACAGATACACTATCTTCAAAGATGGCTTTTCCGGCCACTGTGACGGTGCTGGCAAGATGGGTAGCCCCACCTACCGAGAGAGTAGAGTTAAGGCTCACAGCCCCTGCTATGGTCACTGTAGAGGCAAAGTTTGCTGCACCTCCCACACTGAGGGTTGATGCAAGGCTAACTGCCCCGCCTACAGTTACTGTACCACCAAGATTTGTATTACCACTTACAGATACATCATCATCAAATGTGGCGGCTCCTGTGGTCATCAGAGTTCCACCTACTGAGGTGTTACCTGCTATGTCCACATTACCTGATACGGATACACTATCTTCAAATATTGCAGCCCCTGCTACCGTTACTGTTCCGCCTACATATAAATTTCCGCCAATAGTTGCATTATTAACAGATACATTTCCACTAATACCTACATTTGTAAGATTAGAACCATCTCCATAATAAGCACTTGCACATACTCTTGCATTCGCTGCTTGAACATTAGCACCAGCTATTGTAACCGTGCTTGCAAAGTTAGCTGCGCCACCTACACTAAGAGTTGATGCCAAACTTACTGCACCACCTACTGTGACTGTGCCGCCAAGATTAGTATTGCCGCTTACACTTACATTATCTTTAAATGTAGCAGCACCAACAACATTGAAAGTACCACTTACTGATACATTACCACCAGCATTTATAAATCCTGATACGGAAATGTTTGTGGCAATACCAAGTTCAGCTTCCACATTTGTAAGATTAGAACCATCACCATAAAACTCAGCAGCAGTTACATTACCAACAACATTTAAATTTCCGCTTACAGAAACATTACTTGCAAAGTTTGCAATGCCTCCTACACAAACAGAAGAAGCAACATCCAAACGTCCACTAACTGATACATCATTATCAAACTCCGCTTTGGAGGTGAAGGTAGCTGCACCAGCCACTGCAAACGTACCACCAACTGAAACATTGTTTTTAAGTATTGCTGCATTCTCTACTGTAACTGTAGATTTAAATGTTGCAGCCCCCACAGCCGTAACTGTGCTTTGTAGTTGTGCAGCGCCTGATACAGTTACCGTAGAGCCAAACTGTGCAGCCCCACCAACTGATACAGTGCTTTGCAGATGTGTAGCGCCAGCCAGAGTAGCCGTGCCGCCAACATAAAGAGTACCACCTACCGTGGCATTACTTACTGATATGTTACCAGCAATCGTTGCAGTCACACCAGACAGGTTTGAACCGTCTCCGTAGAAACTGCTGGCACATACTTTATCATCTACATGTAAGTTTCCATCCAGAGAGACTGACCCATCTACTCCTAATGCACCAGTAATCTGTACTGCATTGGTAGCTACCTTCAGGGCAGTGTTAACACCATCACCTGTCTGGACTGCTTTCAGGGAAGTGTCTACACCAGTATTGCTAGTTGAAGAACTAACAAGTATAATCTGCTTATATGTATTTGATATTAGTTGACTTGTTAAATCGCTCATATTAGATTCCAATACTTCTCTGTTGATCCCCAAGCTGTGCTGGCCTGACTCCATTCAAGATTACGTCCGCCTGTATCAGGACGAGGATTAAGAATAGCTGGATTATCTCTTACATCAGGCACATGATTTTGAGGATGGTTCTTCAGATCAAACTGTCCTTCAAAGTCTTCTGGGCATACCAGCATCCCATAACTGTTCATTTGCATTATACGATGTGGATATACAAACCCACATACATCGCACATAGCCAGTGCATTTTTAGTGGTAGCCATTAAATATACCTTAGTCTTGGACGAATAAACATAGAGGCTCTTTCTCTGTCTTCTTCCATTGCTCTCATAAGAAGTTCTTCATAGTTTGCCTTTAACATCATAATTCTATTCTCAGGAACAAGAGGTCGCTTCATTGACATGTAATAAGCAAGACCACATGTAAGGCAAGGTAAAAATCTTTTAGGTAAATCTGCATTTTGTATAGCAGACTTATTTACATCTTGAAGCTCAGAAATAATTTCCATCTTCAAAACATCTGTAGAATTATCAGGAAGGGGCCATACAGACAGTACAGGATTATCTCTTTCTCTACGTATAGAGTATTGATTGGGACGACCTGTCTGTGTCTTATTAGGAATAAGAAGATATTCTTCAGGAGTAATGCGCTCAAGCTGTATATCAGTACTGTCTCTGTTAAGAACAACTTCCAGAGCATCTACAGTAGAAGAGGCAAGAGAATAGGTTGTAGTACTGGCAGCTACAGTTACACTGGAAACAGAAGTAGTCCAGAGAAGCACACCCCTATTCTGCCAATCTTTAAGCATGAGATTAATAGAGCGACGTGCAGAAGCAGATTCGTGACCAAGAGTATCTTCACCCCCAATCATTTCCGTAGCTTCTTGAATAACCTCGTCTATGTCAAGGTTAAAGTCATATGTTCCTGATACTGCCATTATTCCATATCCACTGTAGATTCACCCCATGCAGAATGACCACAAGATTTACAACCACACTCACAGCCCTCTTTGTCACAATGACAACAGCAATTACATTCTAAACATTTTTCTGTTTCATTCATGCTTTAACTCTTTTTCTAGCTGTTTTTTTCTTTTTAACAAATGTTTTAACATTAGTAGGTTTGCCTCCAACTCCTTGAGGCTTTGCTCTTTTTCTAGTTACTGCGCTCTTTCTTTGTGCAGCAGTCATCGATTTAGCTTTAGAACGTGGCACACACTTTGGATATTTTCTTTTTTTAGATTTAGTAGATGCACGACCACAGGCTTGGAACTTACCCTTTTTCTTAGGCGCACCAATGTCCACCCAATCTCCTTTTGAGCCTTTTCCAAACCATTCTTTTAGGCTCATGCGTAAGTGCCGCCACGCTTCTTATATGTTTTAACTAACCAAGCATTAGCATATGCACTAGGATACACATCAAATTTACGTTTAGCTTCAGACTTTACTCTTGAATATAAAGCTTTATTTTTTGGTGTAGGTGATTTGCTTTTTGATTTAGTTTTACGTTTTCTTACGACTGCCATTTGTACCTCTTGTTTTTTTAAGAACTTCCTTACCTTTTTTAAATATAGAAGCTACTTGAGTTTTGCCCATAACTTTAGCACGTTGTTCTCCTACAGTAAGTATTTGTACTTTACGAGCATAAGGCTTATTTATTTTTTTAACCTTTGCTACTGTAGCCCTAGCATCTGCTGGAGTGGCAAACTTTATACTAACGGTATCTTTTGGATTCTCATCAGTATAAAGTCTTCGACCAGAACCTTTAGGTTTTTTACCAGTACCTACTTTAGGATCACGTTTCTTATTCATTACTTCTTATGTATCT